AGAGCACCTCGATGCAGTCTAGGGTCGGGATACTCCACACTTCAAAGGCGTCGACCTGGAGCTGTGCCCAGCCATCCACCTCAGACGTAAAGCGAACCGGCACGTCAAACTTGCACCCGGCCCTCACCACTACGCTCGCGGATGGTGCCGCATTCATCACGACCTCGCCAGTGCCCGACACGGTGAACGCCGTCGATGCTGCCCCGTCCAAACTAACCACTACCGTGCCAGACACAGGCAGGGAGATCGTGCGCTGGTACGCTGCCGGACCCGTGATGTCGTAGACCTTGATGAGTTGAAACGTCGTCAGCGTGCCGTTTCCCGTGCCTATGATTACGTCCGCATTCGTTGGGTCGGAGATGCCATCGCTGGCAGTGGTGTAGTCGCTGAAGTCCTTGATTCGGAAGCTGTGCAAACTGCCGCGCCTGCCCAGTGCGAACGCCTTGATGCCCGATGCCTCTGTTGCCGACTGTAGCGCCTTGCTGAGTCGGAACCGATGCCGACCCTGTGCCTGGCGTGCCACGCGGAACTCGTGACCGCTCGCCGTTTCCTGCACGATCGTCGAGAACCCTGCGCCGCTGACGCTCGTGTACTCGAACCCTGCTGGAATCAATACGTCGTGGAATGCCATGAGCTAGCCTCCGGGGTTGTCAAATGTTGGCGCTGGATCCACTCCCGCCTGTGTCTGAGTAGGAGCGAATGACGAACCAACAGCGCCACCAATCTGGCGGAATATACTCGAGGATGCCATCTGCGCAAACTGTCGCACGAGTTCCGCCATCGCCTGGCGTGCGGTCATGGTGCCCTCGGCTACGCGGGAGAATGCGTCACCGATGGTCTGCCCGAACTCCTCACCTTTTTGGATCAGATCGTTCATGTGCGCCAGGGCTAGCTCCGCGTTACGTGTGGCGATGTCGCGTTCCATCTGCGCCCTCTCTTCTGGCGACTGTAGAACCGTGCCGGCACCTGGCTGGCTATAAGCAGGCAGGAATGGGCTGAGCTGCGCTGCGCCGCTTAGTGGCCCCTGGCCCGGCGACAGTGAGGCGTTTTGGCGCTGCTTTCTCGCGAACTCGGACAGCCTCGTGTTTTCCAGACCCGCAGTCGTTAGATCCCAGTTAAATTCGCTGGGGTTGTATCCTAGGCCGAATCGGTGGATGGGACCGCCGCCGCCGATGTTCGCAGTACCAAACACGCCCCCAGTACGACCATCGGCGGCCTTTTTAGCAACGTGGCGTTCAATTTCCTTTTGGGCCTCATCGTATAGGCTCCGTATAAGCATTTGGACCGCCCCCTTCGTCACATACTGCATCTTATGCTCCGCATCTCTGATATCCCTCCTACCTAGCCCTTGTCTCCACCCAGGTTCAGCGCCCATCCCTGTCTCATACTGTGTCTTAGTGATGCCGAGTTGTTCCCGCAAGTCCTTCTGTCGCCACAGCGGGGTCTCGGAACTCAACCCGAACCCTCGGCTGACCGATGGGCGAAGTACCGACATCTCACTCAGCTTGCTATAAGGGTCGTGAAGCTGAGTCATCATGCCCGCGATATGTCGCGCCCTACCTGTCGCCGCCAAGGAACTAGCGTCTGGCAGACCGAGAGCGAATGCACCCGTCATCGATGCGCGCAACTTGTCAAAGTCCGACGCTGTTTTCTTGGTTTCCTCACCGAACATACTCATAGCCGTAGCGGCGGCTGCAATAACGGCTGCCACGGCCATCAGTGGGTTTGCCTTGATGATGGCACCTAGCTTCCCAAATGCACCGCTGGCCGCACCTGTAGCGGACCCGACTGCCCTCATGTCGCTAGAGAACCTGCCAAGATCAAGCAGTGCCTGAGACGCAGCAAAGCCCGCCATTCCAAAGTTGGCACTCTTCAGCCCGTCCGTCATAGAGACCAGACCGCGAGTGACGCCCAGGCCGCCCGACGTGGCAGCGAAGGCAGCGTTGAGGTTGTTGCCCGCTACCTTGCCCGTTGCGCCTAGAGCCTTAACGGAGTCCCCCGCCTTCTTAGCCTTGTCGCCCGTCCTCTCGAGTGCCGTCTCGGCAGTCTTCAGCCCCTGGTCTAGTTGGGTCGCGTCGACTCTTAGCTCTAGTACTTCTACCCTTGTCATGCTTGGCCTTTAGCTTGGCATACATCTCCGCGAGCCACGCCGCGTCTAGTGCTTTGATGAGACGACAGAACCGGAGCTTGGCCAGAGTAGGCATCCCGTGGTCGGTGGCGTACGTTGAGATCTCGACCCACGATAACCCCTGCGGTACTTCGCCCATCGGTCGGCCGAGGGTTAGGGTGTGCCAGGAGTGCCATAGTTCTGTTAGGTCGTCGAATAGCTTGGGTTCCTTGTCGATGACTGGCGCCGTGAATCCGCGAGCCTGTCGCCAAGGTGAGTTGGCAAGCCTACGCAGAAAGCCCTCATCGTCCTTGTTGCGGCGTAGGTTCCACAACAGGACGGCCGTCAGTTTCCCGCTGCCGCTGCCTCCTCTTCGTGTAAGGCGACCTGGCGCTGACTGGCGGCCACGATGACGAAGTCGAGCAGGTTGCGCCACTCGCGCATAGCTAGGAGTTCGGTCGCCTTGGCCTCGGAATAGGGGACAACGTCACCGCCGAACGACAGGTTCCGCCAGTCGCGCAGCAGTTTTATAGCCGCAGCCTTGCCGTTGATCTCACCGATTAACCGGTCGCGGTCTGCGTCGGGGAGGTCGTCGCGCCGTAGCTGTGCAACGTGCGGTTCACGCTCGCGGTCGACTTGACGCTCGAAGCCGGCGTGCGTAGGAACCACGAGAACGCCAGGAGCATCGACGGGCATAGCACCAACCGGATCTCCGACGATTACGCCACCCTCCATGCGAATGTGCCACCAGCACCCCTCGTCGAGCTTCTGCACGTCAAGTTTCACCCCAGCCAGGTCAAGCGTCACTAGTCCCACCTCTGTAGGCGCACGGTGCAGGCTTCGACCGGATCCTTGTAGGCAGTTACCGAGAGTTCCTCGAGAACGTCGGTATTGCTGCCGCTCACGTCTGCGGCGGCGTCGCTGTACTTGATCTCGGGGAATGAGATAGACCACCCCCGCCCGCTGCTGTCTTCCATGACCAGCCACAGGTTGCTCGACGTGTTGTTCGCGTAGGCCGTTAGCGCGGTGAAGTCCTCTAGGAATGCGCTCACCCGTCCCGAGGCGCCGAACTCCCCGAACCGCATCGACTGCGTGCCGAGGGTTCCGACCTGCGTGCGCGGCGCGATGTTGTTCATCATCGCCATGTTGATCGACTTGGCAGCGTAGGCCGTGCCCTCTGCGCGGATCTGAGGCACGCCGATCGAGTCGAGTACCGGACGAGTTGACGGGATGCCGTAGGTCGGGCTGCCTGGTCCGAACTTGTCCGCCGTGCCGTTGTTCGTGGCATACCGAGTAGATGTCGCAGCCTCGAAGCTGAAGTTGACGCCCGTAATGGCGCCATCGGCAACGCTGAAGTCCATGCCGTTAACCGTGCAGAAGGAGAATACCTGCGCAACCTGTAGGTCGAGCCGAGCTACCTCGATCGAGAAGTGCTTCTCGTCCGTTCCGTTCTTGTAGCGTGCGCCGCGTGTCACCGTCACGGCCTCGTCGGCCGCGAAGTTGGCATCCTTCGCAACAGTCAGCAACCCAGACGCGACGACCGTCACCCGGAAGTATCCGTTGTCGGCGGCGGCGGTGGCACCGGATACCCGGATGATGTCACCAACCTCGACGCCTGACGTGTAGGTGCCGTCGAGAGTCTTGGCCCCGTTGTTGATCGCAGGGGATCCGAACGTGTTGTCCAGCACCGTCTCGGTCGTTGACAACGCCGCCTCGATGAGTCGCTCGAGTCCCTCGTCGATGGGCGAGTGCGTTAGCTCCATCGGGATGCCGCCGCCCGCCGACTTACTGAGCCGGATCAGGTCTTGCACGTTCCTGTCGTTGTTGATGGTCTGCGACTGCTGGTATCCCACACGGTCGCGCATCGACTGCCCCGTTGTTTGTAGGATCATCCATCCGGGGTTCGTTGGGGTCGTGCCTGGCGTGCTCTCTGGCACGATGGACACCCGTAATCTGTTGCTATCGCTCATGGCTAAACCTCATCGGCCCGAAAGGGAATCCGCACCGTGCGCTTGCAAAGTGCCTCGTCTTGCTCTGCCAGGCCGACGACTCCCGGCGCAGGCGTAAAGGTGATGTCCGGGCTAGCGATCTTCGCGCCCCGGAATGCTGTTACAACCAGGTCGGCGAGTACCATCATCCGGGCATCACCGTCAGTCTTGGCCGATGGCGTAGTTAGGTATGCCATCGCAACCCCGGTCGTGCGGTAGCGGGCTACGCCCATGGCGACCTGGTCGTTACCGTCGACCCGCACAGTGAACCGGCACCGTTCTTGTTCACGGGTGCCCGTATCCTGTTCGTTGTCGTGGATCGTCTGCAACGTGTTAGGCGTTGCCACGAGCGTATCGAAACGATCGCGCACTGCCTGGAGGATGCCCGCTTGGTTGGCCATTACTTGGCGCCTCCGTACTTGGTGGTTATCGCAGCGATGGCATTACGCACCATGCCGGCCGGCGCCTGCTTGGAGTGCCCTTCCTCGAGTGGTTGCATGTAGGGCAGGGGGTTCGTGATGTATCCCACCACAGGCTGCCGGATGTCTCCGATGATGCGGTACCCCTCGCTGAGTGCGCCCTGCCCGGTGCTATCGACGCCTGGCTTGATGACCGCCGTGTTCGACCCGATCGTGACCTGCCAGTTCTTGCGAGCATGACCACCGACGTATCCCTTGGGCAGTGGTGGGAGACCCTTCTGCGCCCGGATCATGTTGTGCTTCCATCGCGTGTTATTGCCGACCGGCGTGGCCTGCACGATCATCGTCAATAGCTCA